GAATGACCCCTCGGTTGGACGAGACGACGGAGTCACTGTAGTGGGCCTGGGACGAATAGCGGGTCTTTTGAACATATTGAGATAGTTCTCTTAATCTTTATTACAACTTAGGTTTAATTCACACTCTATCACGTGATGCGCTTGAAAATTTTGGAGAGATTCATACGGTCCCCATATTTCGATCACTTTACGGTTCTTGTCGTACCAGAGATAGGACAAATCTAAAAATCGTGTGAGCCAATAGAATCTCTTTCCAGACTTACCTACGAAATTGAAAATGTCATCTTCCTCGTACGACGAGACATCTAACTCACTGTAGTGAGTGTTAGGTGGCCTGTACGGAGCCATTTATAATTAAACGCGTGTATCTTTTAAGTCTCATTTACTTACCCCCACACGCACCGCAGTATTTTTCCTTTGGTTGGGATGGTTTATAAACATAGGTGTACAAGAGAACGAGAGCAATAATAGAACCTGGGAGAAGCAATCTGTTCGCGTTTTTCATTTTATATGAACGCACATTTTATTCCTCATCATCCAGGCTGATGTCCGAATCACTCTCTTCATCGGTTGACATCTCATAATCTTCGTCTGAATCATATATAGGTTCGTAAATTCCCTCAGCGACTTTTCTATATAAACCCGTGTCTTCGACCTCTGTCACATCGTAATAACCACATACCGCGTCCTTTGAGATGGTTTGTACTTCACCATTAAACTTACACGTACCATTGCGATGACACACAAATTCCCTGACGAGATACTCATTTGCGTTTAATTCGTGTTCTATTCGGCACAACGACACACTACCATCTTCAAATGCAACGTCCACTATCATTTAATAGAGTTATAATTTCTTCTCTTAAAGTAGGTTATAATGAATGTATTGAAAAATAGGTACGTAGACTACAATGACGCGGTAATGTTCGACATAGATAACACACTTATATTTACAAACACTAGACCTAATATTCCAGCTATAGAACTTCTTGAAGACTGTATAAAACTTGGATACAGAATAGTTATTATGACTGCAAGACCAAACATACCGGGTATGTCTTGCCTTACAAAATGTCAATTACGCATGTATGGCATATATTACGATGAACTCCACTTAGTTCCAGCTAAAAGGAAAGGTGAGCGCAAAAGAATGACAGGGTACAATTACGTATTATCCGTCGGTGACCAAGACACAGACCTTACCGATTCTGAATACGTGATTAAGATTTCCACCTAGAATCGCAATTATGACACGTGATAAATACCGTCATTGGTTCATCCGCGGATCTTGTCTGCATCTCATAGTATGTCGTCTTATACGACTTACATCTTCTACATCTGAAGATACCCTTGTAATTTGGATCTTTTAATACATTTGAATTGTATTCCTTTTTCATGTCTTTCGTCACACACACTTCTTTCATGGCAGCCCATGGTCCATCTGGCCATAAACCTTGTGGTGAAAGGTCAACAATACTGGAAGCCTTCACATCACCATTCAAAATCCTATTCTTCAAACACGGAGCATTATTAATATTGTATTGAATCTGGAGAAACTTATGTTTATAACGGTTCATGTGATTTGGGTTATCAGCCGCGGCGACGTCGCCAAGTGCTGTACTCCTTTTCACTGCCCAGTTATGTGTACTTTTCTCGAGATTCACGCATAGAGGACTGTCTTTTGGGATACCCAAAAGCTCAGAATATTTATTTTGGACGTATTCTCTGATCATGACGATTTACTTAATTATTACAAAATTAGTACCGACTTAAGTACTTGAATTCAGGTCTTTCGCATTCACTGAATGATTCCGGGGAACATTTATGGAATGGACCACCCTTTCTACCCTTATCATTTATGGTTGGGACCCAATCCCCATCCAATAATCTAACCCCATACAATTCCGTTTGCCTGAGAATAAGATACACAATCAAAAGAGCCAACACGGCTGTGAGCATTTATGTAAGCATAGCTTTTATTTTGGGATGTACGCAGTTCCGTCAAACACCGCATCTGTGTATTTCATGGCCAACACAAAATGTAACTGTGCCCAATCCTGTGGTTTGATTTTCTCATCCGTCACTGGATTATTATTTACATCGGCCATGAAATCGTGTTTTTCGCGCATAGACTTTTTAAAGCTTTCGCCCGCACGCTTCAGCCATTCAGCGTGTTCTTTCTTGGTAGGATCAAATTTGAGAGATAAGCTTCCCATTTTTTATAATATATTAATCAATCTTTAAATTGCATTCAAGCCACATTTTGTACATATCATCATCTATATTGGCATCTATTTCCTGTCCTCTTAATTTCAGATCGGTTAATTCATCTGTGTATTCGAAATTATGACAATAAAAATATGACAGACCAGAACTCATAGACATGCCATTTAATTCATGTTGCTGAAGTGTACTCACTTTTATAAATTTACGGACATAGTCGGGTGTTCTCTTTTTAGCACCAACAGTTGGTTCTATCTTCGTATGGGGTTCACTTAGATCAATCGATGGCCAATGCCCAAATTTAGACCTATATATAGATAGATAATCAATATACTTAACGGCTTGTATCTTTTTACTAAAGCACAATGCCCGTGGTTTATGTGTTGGATCCGTTATGGTCGCGAGGTTACTCCGTCCAACCGTTATAAAATGGAACTCCATCCTATAATGTAATAAAGAAAAAACCTTAAGTAACTATAGATGAATATCCCAAAAACTCCAGGTCAAATTGAATATGTAAAGGTGTTACAGTCACACAAACCAATTGTAATCGCAACCGGTCCCGCTGGTTCGGGCAAAACCATGTTCGCGTGTCAATATGCGGCTGAACAACTAAAAAGCAAGGAATGTAAAAGGATCATTCTCACGCGACCAATTGTTGCTGCGGACGAAGACATGGGATACTTACCAGGGGAGATGGAACGTAAGATGGAACCATGGATTCGTCCAATGATGGATGTATTTGAAATGCAACTCACTCGCAATCAACTCGAACATTGTGTAAAAGTTGAACCACTTGGATTCATGCGAGGAAGAACATTTAATGATTCATTCATCATCGGTGATGAAATGCAAAACAGTACACCGAACCAAATGAAGATGTTACTCACGCGTCTCGGTGAAAACTCTAAAATGATAGTCATGGGCGATTTGAGACAAAGTGACCTGATAAATAGAAAAAACGGACTCGCAGATCTCGCACACAAACTCAAGGGTAATGAATTTGAATACGTTGAACACGTGCTCATGCATGACGAAGATATCCTGAGACACCCAGCTGTGGCTGAAATTCTCAAGATTTATTGAAAGACGCGAGTACTTCGTGGCGTAATTTTTTGATTTTTTGTTTTAAATCGGTTGTTTTATGCGACAGTTCTATTTTTTGCTCACAATACATAGCGAGCCAACCCGTTATATTTTTCAGTACGGGTTTTGTTCGTATATACCATTCACTTATGGATAAACCAATAGCGTCACACTCATCATATCCTTCTAGAATTGTGTCATCTCCACACTTTTCTAAAAGTGGTTTCAGCTCGTATAAATCCATTATCATTTCGTCGAGATCGCACCTATTATCTTCTATAGTACGTATCTCTTCTTCGAGCATTAATAATACCAAACATTATCTTATTGCGACATATCCGATTCGACCATTTCCCTGACTAAATCATCAAAGTTTGTTTTTCGTGGATTCCAATTCAACTGACTAATAGCCTTCGCTGGATCCCCCACGAGCTGATCAACCTCCGCTGGTCTAAAGAATGATTTATCCACACGTATCAAAATCTTATCCGTTTTCTTATCCACGCCAACTTCATTTAAACCACTTCCCCTGAACTCAAGATCGATATCAGCACATTTAAATGCGTGTGTCGCAAAATCTCTTACGGTGATCGTTTCACCCGTAGCAATTACATAATCTTCTGGTTCATCCTGCTGGAGCATTTTCCACATACATTCTACATAATCACGCGCATGACCCCAGTCTCTCTTCGCATCTAGGTTACCCAAATACAAACAATCCTGTTTACCCTTCTTTATATTTGCCAATCCCATTGTTATTTTTCTGGTTACGAAATTTTCACCTCGTCGGGGAGATTCATGATTGAATAAAATACCATTACACGCATACATACCATATGATTCTCTGTAATTAACAACAGCCCAGTATCCCATGAGCTTAGCAACTCCGTACGGTGATCTGGGATAAAACGGTGTTTGTTCTGTCTGTGGTATCTGTTGCACTTTACCATAAAGTTCAGACGTAGATGCTTGGTACACGCGACAGGTCTTTGTCTGGCCAGTAAGTCTTACGGCTTCAAGTACATTTATTGTACCCATACCGTCTACCTCAGCTGTGTAGAGTGGGACTTTAAAAGAGACGGCAACATGTGACTGCGCCGCAAGATTATACAATTCAGTTGGTCGAGCCTCTTTCATGATCTCCATCAAAGATGAAAGGTCACACACGTCTCCATAATGAACCACAAATTTACCAGAGTCCTTGTATTTAGATGAAATGATATGATCTATACGCTGTGTATTATGACACGAAGAGCGTCGTTTCATAGCGTGTACAGTGTACCCCTTTTCCAATAAAAACTCAATAAGATACGAACCATCTTGGCCATTCGCACCTGTTACCAAAGCCACTTTGTCATTATATTTAGTGACTGGTAAGGAATCGCACAGTTGGTGTTTTATGGTATCAAAAAGTGTATCTATCATATCAGTAGTAATACTTTGATTATTGCCTATGTATACACCGTTGTCATTTAACAAATTGGCATTCGGTGTGTTAACGCTATCCTTCCATAGAGATAAGAATGGATGAATTAGAAGATTTCCACCAACAATTGGCCTCGATTCCACACCGAGATCATTTAAGATATCAACGAGTGCATTTTTATGTTCTTTGGTTTTACATACAAGAGGCAACGTAAAACTACTATTGAACTTGTCATAAGATGGAACATGAAACATATCTCTCATACAGGAAAGCCTGTTCATAAAATGATCATAGTTCCTGCGTCTAATGGATATGTTTTGATCGAGTCTCTTCAACTGCTCTAATCCAATCACCGCATTAAGTTCAGTGTTTCTAAAGTTATATCCGTCCGTAAGAAACAAAAACTTTGGATTTATATCCGGATACTTAGAAACCACGTCATCGTAATTTTCGGGTAAAAGATGCCTCGCCATACCATGACTTCTCTTAAGGCGCATAAGTTCATAAAGTTCCTTGTTATCCGTGCATACCATGCCACCTTCAATAGTTGTCATGTGATGACCATAATAGAAACTGAAAGTAGACCCAGTGCCAGTTCCTCGTCTTTTACCATTGGAGTCTCTCACACCATGTGATTCGCATATATCTTCCAGAAATATTGCATTTGGATATCTCTCTTTTAATTCTTCTACGGGTGCATTTAATCCAAGCAAATGCGTGATAAATACTATTCGTATGTCATCACCGGGTGGTAAGTTATCCATATCGAAACTGTAATTATCCAAATTTATGTCACAAAACACTGGTTCAAGGTTGTTTTGGAACACGGGTGATACATTTGTCACCCAGGTACATGCAGGGACTAGAACTTTAGACCCATCGGGGATTTTGTAGTGTTCCTTCACAGCTGAAATGAGAAGTGAATTCGCCGTACTTCCGGATGTCACAAACAAAGAATGCTTACACCCGAGCCATCTACTCCATTCATTTTCAAATTCCTCTACCTTTTTACCACATGTATACATGTCATTTGATGATATAAATTCGATAAGTTTGAGCTTATCGGATTCTGTGATAGCATCATCCATTAAACGCCACCACATTTTTATGTGGTTGACGTATAAACGCTTTAAGCTAATTCATATTTGAAATACTTTTTACCAATAGATTTCAGATCTCGTAATATTTTCTTATTATTTTCAGTATGATTCAAGGTTTCGGTGTTACTGTCTTTAGCCGCTAAATAGTGTAAAGCGTCATCACCAAATCCATAATTAAGTTGTCGCAATTGACCCAAATTACAATGTTGCGTGAAGCACGTGCGTCTCATTATACCATGTTTTTCAAAGAGGTTTGACAGAAGCATATCATCATTCCAAGAGATGGCATATAATTCTCTAAATTCGGGGAGTATTTTTTCAAGCCATTCAGTTTTCGCAAGACACGAACCATATGATTCTAACACGTCGACTGATTTAGCGTGCTCTCTAGGATACACACCCTTAAAATAGGTCTCAAAGTCAAATCCAGAAAGACCCCAGACACTCTTAGATCCTTCCAATTCAAAACACTTCATAAGATGTAATCCCATATCTTCCTTGTAAAGTGTATCGTCATTTACATACAAAATCATGTCAGCGTCTGTTTTACCAATTGGACCCATGGCTTGTGTACCCGGTCCAAGATCTTCACAATCTCGATTTATGACGGTGTTTTCACCAAATGATTCATATGGAAACTCACCATCCCAATCTGGAAAACGGTTATATTTTTTGGGTATATTAACCCATACCTCATCACATCCCTTTATTTCCTTTAAATGTTGGACGAGTGGTTTGAGATATTGAAAACGAGTTGGTATACTCGTTATACTCAAAATGACCTTCATTTATATGAAATAAATTCAATTCTATAAGTTCTTATAAAAATCATCTTGTTTTTCTTGTCTGTCTGTACTTTTTATGTGCCAAATTCCAATAGATGGCATTGGATCAAGACGTATCGGGTGTTTTGCTCCAGTCACAACTTCGTGTAAATTTTTAGACCATCTAATAGAGGGGTCATTTTTGAAAATACGACCCTGATAATCTGGCCAATTAATAAATCCAACCTCATTCGCATTGAAATTGTATTTTTTTAACCATTCGCGAGTGTATCCGGGACATAGATTCATACGTGGCACGAGTACCAAGTCACACTCCGTCTTCTCAAATGGCTGTCTAATATTACGTATGAGATCTTCTTGTGGTATCTCGTCGGCATCTATCATAAATATATAGTCACCCGAACACATTTCTATATGATAGTTTCTATGCGAAGCAAAATCACCATCAAATAACCTACGGTTTACTGAAATGTCATCCGAAAATAACTCCAATACACGCGTGACTTCTGGAGTTTCTTTACCGGAATCAACCAACACATTTATATCATCGCGTTCATCTTTTGTTCTTTTAAGAAATGTAAGTAGCGAGTGTAACTCGTTGTGTTCATTACAAACGCCTATAGCATATGTTATTTGCATTGTATATTTACCATATTAAAGCTTTAAATTACTGTGAATATAATGGTCAAAGTCGTTTTACACCATTTAGGTCTGGGTGATCAAATTATGCTTAATGGGATGATCAGACATTTTGCGGAAAATGAGGCTGTATATACGTTTTGTAAACGATGTCATTTGGAATCGGTTGAGTTTATGTACAGAGACAACAAAAACATACATTTGATACCACTTGATACCACGAATCCGCAAGAGATTTGGTCAAATGTACCAAAAGGTGAAGATGTGCAAGTGATACCACTCGCTACATACGGTATGGATGATAGAACCTGGTCGGTATTCACCAAAATGACAAACTGGGCGCATGGAGTGTATTTACAAGCTAAGGTAAATCCACTTTACATGTATACCAAATTTAGAGTAGATCGGGACAAGTCAATCGAACTCACACCTCCCATGGAACGTATAGACGACGACGTGTGGATAGAAAAAGAATATATATTTGTACACGACGACCCAGAAAGAAACCGACACATAGAGGTAGACACGGATCTATATGTATATAAACCGCATTCTAAGCTTACGGATAAAAAACAAGAATTTTTCAAATGTGATCACCCCAATATATTTGCGTATATTGGTCTAATCGAAAAAGCGAAAGAAGTCCATTGTATGAACAGTTCATACAACTGGATGATTGAACTCATGAAAATTGGTGACAAAACAAAGAATGTATTTCACACCAATGTGGCCCATTTATATTATACACCTGACATAGTTAAAACTGTGTTCAGTGATACAATGTGGACATTTCAATAACTCTTCTCTTCCACTATATCAGACATGGTTTCTAAATTTACCCGCTTTTTAATTCTAGCTCTCTCATCATTAAGTATGTGAATTTGTTTAGCACACTCAATGAATGATTCGTCATAGATATTTTCTTTAGTGAGTCGTCTTATAGTATCTTCGCACCCCCATATTTTCTCATTTACAAGTTTTAGATCGGACTTATGTATTGTATGAAACTCCAATTTTTGTAAAATATAAAGTTCATTTTGTACGTTTGTCAGTCTGGATTCCTCTTTAATCTTGTCCATCTTTATCTCTAAAATTGTAATCTTGTCAATGAGTTCACCGTTTGATATATCAACTTTCATTTTATAATTATACTAGTCATTCTTTAATATAATTGTGGATCAAATGCGAAGAGCTGACGCAGCCGTGTTCGGTATTAGTCACTCTTTAATGGCATTGTGGCCGCAGCCGCCGCCACGTACGAATTCTCCACCACCTTTTTACCCTTGAACATCATAAACAGACATATGAATAGCATCAGCATGTTAATAGCGGCGGAAAATCCAACGTATCCCATCTTACCCTTCTTGTCATCTGGATCACATTCGTTTATCACGTGTATCAACATGAAAGCGCCAACCGCACCCATCAAAGAGAACAGCACATAGAAAGCAGAAAGTTCAGCGGTAAACAATTGAATTGTCAATAGAGCCGTAACAACACCGATCGCCATAGCGAGTGTGTGACTGAAATACCCCTTTATGTTCTGCAATTTCTCAGAATCGTCGGTTTGTGCACATTTATTCAATACATTTACACCGAGAGCCGAGACCGAGATGTAAAACACGAGCAAGAAAACGATAGAAATAATCGTTCCGGGTTGCATTTTAAGATCGAATTTCTGTTTTTCTAACTGCTTCGCAGTGGACACAATTGGTGCAGCACTTTCAAATCTTCGATAACCTCGTCCCATGGATTCAACTGTGGCTTGCCCCATGCTGGATATACCTCTACCAACCGCAGCGCCACCTTTCATGAGACCACCACCCATCGCGGCACCACCTTTCATGAGACCGCCACCCATCGCGGCACCACCTCTCTTGAGACCACCACCGGCTTTCGCTGAAGCGGATCGCAGGGTCTTAAACATTTTATATTATATTTGGAGAAAATTAATATCAGTACATTACAGATGGAAAGCAGACAAAAATTTGTGTTAACCATTCTGATATTGTGCTGTGTCAGTAGTATATTCACTGTGATACTAGCAACAACGGGGGCACTCGAAGCTAAACGTTCTGGTGCGATAGAAGGCACAGAAGAGTTCTATGTAAAAAAATTTGAACTCGATGAATTGAAAAAAATTCTCACCGACGCCGTCGCCGCGGACACAGTCGTAACCCCACCAGAAAAAACTGCGGGTGATTTTATAGATATAAATGATTACATTGACTATCAAATATTGCGGTCTAAAAATAAAAAGGCGAGAGATGCGACCATCGCTCGTTCTCAACCCCACATAGACAAGATAAAACGGTGGTGTTCAAAACACTATGACGCACTCGAGAGATTTAAAAAATCAGAAACGTTAATAATTCAATATTTAGACGGCACACAACGCAAACCAATTCAATTTTATGCGAGATACATGGATAATGTATCCGATGAGGGTAAAAATCTACTTTTTAAAATATGCAAGGAGTAGATGCATGTAGTACAATCAATATACATCATATTAATGCTCCTGTCTTATGTGTTTCAGAAGACAGGAAGATTAACGTTCGAAGAAAAGTGTAAATTATTAGAATTCACAGGTATGATAGTCAGAGAAACTGTTTTTCCTCCTCTTCCCGCTCCTTGTAAATCCGGTACAGAGTGTATAGACCTATCGACGCACCAAGAAGAGAATACATCGAATAATAATTTGAACCCTTCCTGTATTGATACAGTGACCACAAAAGACCAGCTAAAACTCCCACTGTGATATACTGTGGATCAAGGTCAGATAAATCCTTTCTCTTGTACACGTCGTTTATTTCGTACATAATCTGATACATACCTAAAGATACAGCTGTCGCAAACAAAAGGGTATCCGTATCCATTACAATTATTAAAGAAATTAATTCTATATTAAGGATATAATGAGCACTCCAGAAAGCGTCCTCGCTGGATATGATGACAAGTCGAAAGAGGGTAAACTCGTGATTCAACGCGTGAAGACTCTCACCAACCGTTACAAGAGAACGGGCATCAACAAGGAAAATATTTGTGGCATCGTGTCCACACTCATGATGGAAGTCAACAAGATCAAGACCCTCAGTGGACAAGACAAAAAGGAACTCGTGATTGACCTCATTTATTCCATCATAGAAGAAATCGATGAAGGTGAGGAAGATTCTGAAATTGAGGTCGTTCTCAAAAAGATGGTTCCGCCAATGATTGATAGCTTCTCAGTGATGCTAAAGGTAACTAAAGGTTGTGGCTGTTTTGGTAAATAGATGAAGTTCCCTTCACTTGAAACAATGGTAATGTACGGTATATACACAATACGGGATCTCGTTCTGTATTCAGAAAATAAGCTTGTACAAAGGAACATACGAGTACTTAATGAGTGTGACACATGTTCGTTTGTATTCGAAGGTCACGTGTGTGACAATTGTAACTCTATTAAAAGAGAGAGTCGAATGATACTCAGGTAAAAATGCCGAGATATCCGACTGTTACGACGTATACGACGCGCCATTTTCGTACATTTCGAAAGTGATTGTATATGTTGCGCCGAGCGAAAAATGATAAAAGCACTCAAACACGAATGTTTGAAACGAGGAAACCGAATACATAAATTTGCCGCATGGGTGAGACGAAAGTTTGGAACGCTCGTCATTCAGAGAGACACGAGTTACGGGGATGGAACTTCTATGCCATGCGTTTTGTGTAGAAAGGTGATAGAAAAACATGGGTTGCGTTGGAGAGCCTATGATGGGGATAGATGGATAGATAGTTTACATTCTAGTCACATACCCAAGTCAAAACCAACGAATAAACAGCGCCGTCTTTTACGATTTGGGCTTAATGATGAGTCCGAGTGCTGACTCAAGATTATTCTCATTTCTCTTCAGAGGCTTTTCTCGTTTGAGTTTCAAAGTCTCGTTTTTACCGGTAGAACTGTTTATTTCATCCATCTTTTTCGTGTTTGAAATAATCGGTATAATACGGTCTTCCAGAGGTTTGGAGTTTATCTCCTTAGGTTTCTCTTTGTCTACGATGCTATTGCTTCTAAATTCTTCTATGGTAAGGTCGCCACCAAACACGTCTAATTGTTCTCTCAGAGGTGCGATCGTGATAGATCCAAGTTTGTTGTACAATTTCTTGCGCATGATGATTATGTTACTACATATGATACCACCTCTCGTAATGCCGTACTTGTCTATGGCATATCGCTTCATGCAGCTCCACGAACAAAATCCACCGCATGTATGAAATTTATTCCTGAGTTCGTCATATTTATATGGCAATTTAAGTATCTCACCTTCAAATGGATGACAGCACCACCAACACCACATACTTTAGGACTATGTGATTGTCTTTAAGTGTTATTTTTTTTCTCAGTACAACACAAACATGGGAGGTGGTGGAAGTTCCACTATAAACCAGGAATTTAACATGTCCGTGGTGAACGACATACTGTATGAATCTGTAACCAATAATGAAAGTTATACCGAAAATAGAATGGAAAATCTTCAAAACATGAATCTTAATATAGAGAGAAATGTTGGGTGTAACATATCAACAGAGCAGACCATTAATTCAAGTTTCATGGCTACAGTATCACAGATAACAAACGGTTTTCAAAGTATATCGAATGATCTGGTGAGTGAACTTCAGGCACAGGCCAGTGCGGCATTGGACAAACAAACGCAAGCGGGTAATTTCCAATTCGGTGATCGCCAAAACGTCAATCAAACGATTAATACTGAAATTGAAAATATAGTTAATACCCAGATGGAAACGAATAACCTTACTAAAACTATAAACGAGTCGATCAACGTCCAGGGCCAAACCATCAACGTAGGTGAAACTATATGTCTCAATGGTGAACAACTGTCGTTCAAGCAGGATATATCAGCCGATCTTGCGGCACAAGCGGTCGCAAAGAACGTTATATCGGCTATATCTAAGAATGCGGTCGTAAACGAGGTCGTAGCCAAAGGGGAATCGGAGGCGAAAGCTAAGGCTGGGGGTGCCGCCGAAGTTGTTGACTCGGTCGGTACCGCGGCGGCGGGTATTATCGGTGCGGTGACCGGACCAATGAAATACGGAATAATGGCCATTAGTGGTATATGCTGTATGTTGATAGTGGCCATGATAGTCATGGGTCTGTCTCCAGCGGGTCAATCTAAAATGAAAAACATGAATATGAGAGGTATGAAAATGCCTGGTGCGTTGCCAGGTATGAAACGCTAAATTACATTTTTGTTCTCTGTGGTGTACTGTGACCACTAAAAACAAAAATACATTTACAAAGATTCGAGGTGTTTGATGAGGGCATCACGCTTGTTCGCCTCCGCAAGTGGGATAATTTTGGCAAGCTTCTCTTCGTCATCGGTGATTTCTTTAGCCATACCATACACTATGTATGGGTTAATGTACTTCTCTGGGGAAGCATCTCTCACGTAGGCAACCGCCTTGGAATCACCCTTAAGGTTTTCTCGCATCCTGATGGATCCAAGCCACACGGCCAATGCGACGATGGACACAATCAAAAGGACTGTGTTTATGTTCGCGTTCTTCATTATAATATATAAAGAAATAATTTTTCTTTAAATGAATGATAGTGAGCATAGACGTAGGTATACGTAACTTAGCTATATGTCGTTTTGATGATTCGTGTAATTTGGTAATGAACTGGGATGTATCGGGTGTTCCACCTGAGTCAAAAGATGGATTATTCGTATCTATGCGAAACCACCTCGATGAAAAACCTTGGGTATTGGACACGGATACGATTCTCATAGAAAAACAACCAGACCGCAATAAGAAGATGAAAATGGTAGAAAATTTCTTACATGCGTACTTTGTAATAAAAGCGCCTAAGTCCGAAACTATTATTTATGATGCAAAGTTTAAAATCCCGGATGTGTGTGGACCGGGTAAAGCACAGTATCTTAAACGTAAAAAGGTATCAATCGAACGTTGTGAAGCGTTTTTGAATGATAATCCTATAAATGAACATTGGTTACCTATATTTAAAGAATCAAAGAAAAAGGATGATCTCGCGGATACGGTAATGCAAGCCATCAGTTTCACGAAGCGTACGGAACCACTCAAGAAGACCGTAAAGAAGAAGGTCATTCCAAGAAAACCAAATCAAAATCAAAAGGAAACAAGATACTCAAAATCAAATTTAGCTTGGATATACCTTAATAAGCCAGATTGTGAATGTCTCGAAAAGAATAAGAGGTTCATGAAGGACCTCAGAAGATACTACAAAGGCATGGACGATATGAAGAATGATCTAGATGAAAAATATCTTAAGTAAAGTATGCTTAGATATGCGGCAACATTCAAAGAGTTTCCACGAGTGATGGAACTCATACACAGAAGAGGTGAGAAGGTAATAGTCGATTACGCGAAAGAGAATTGTAGATTATCGGAAGCTTATGAAATAGCAGAGACGACTAAGAGACTAATCACAGCAGTTCCAATAGGTTCGATGTGTGCTATAAAACTTACGAGTTTTGGTTCAAGAGAAAATGAATCGGAAGCCAGAGATTATGCACACTCTATTATAAAACACGCCAAATCTAGAGGTGTAAAGATATGTATAGATGCCGAAGATGTCTTGTATCCAGATATATGTTATACCATGATGGCCGAGCATAACACGAAAAACGAAGTTAACGTATATAAAACCTATCAAATGTATCGCAAATTTGGAGTTACAGAATTATTGAAAGATATAGAAAATGCACATTTGGATGGATTTAAATTAGGTTTAAAACTCGTGAGAGGTGCATATCTAAAAAGACAACCCGGTTTACTCGATAAGAAATCGAGTGTAGATAGACAATACTCACAAGGTATGACATATTCACTTACATGTCCAAACGCTCACACAATGTTAGCGACGCACAACGAAAAATCTCTCATATACGCAAAACGATTCGATAAGGAACAATACGTGACGGCACAACTTTTAGGATTAGGCAAAAATATAGGTATTGATTACAGATACATACCAGTCGGTACTTTAATGGAACTTACCCCTTATCTATTGAGACGCCTCAAAGAGAGAATGTCATGGGATTAAAGATTTAGCGATATATTTATGTAAATGCAGAAAGATGTCTTGGATCACGGATTTGTTAGGCTCGTTGACCACATGCCTTCAAAAGACTTGGATGCGGCCATCGTACAATCCGCCAGAGTCTCGTATGGAGATGGGACTAAATCCTCAAGGGGAGACCGGGGACTTATTCGATATCTCCTTAGACACTGGCACACCACCCCTTTCGAGATGGTCGAGTTCAAATTCCACATCAAAATGCCAATCTATATCGCTCGACAGCACATGCGTCACCGCATGGCCAGTATCAACGAGCTCTCCGCCCGATACTCCGTCGTACCGAAACAGTACTATGAACCGGACGTTTTACGCGGGCAATCCAAAGTGAATAACCAAGGTTCGGAAGGTACGGTTGATGTGGGTGAAGAATTAGGTGGAAAAGTAACGAATCAATTGAGTGAATCGTTTGAACTCTACCAAGACCTCCTCGATAGAGGTGCCTGCCGAGAACAGGCCAGAGGTAACCTTCCACAGTCGACATACACGGAATTTTATTGGAAGATTAACCTTCATAATCTCATGCATTATTTACACCTTCGTATGGATGAACACGCACAGATGGAGATTCGTCATTACGCGAATGCCATATATGAACTCGTTCAGCCTCTCGTTCCCGTGACGATGGAGGCATTCAAGGATTTCCGAATCAATGCGATGCATTTAACTGGTCCAGAGATCGAATCCATCGCGACCGGTAAGCGAATAGATTCACCCGGTGAACGTAGAGAGTTTGAAGAAAAACTCAAGCGACTCAATATTAATTTGTAATGAAATAGTAAGATGGTATCAAACAACGAAGCCGCCAACGCATTGGTAAAATTGAAAACATCCAAAAAGCCAAAGGCAAAGCCAGGGCCAAAGCCAAAGACACCAAACAGTATGAATAAAATTGCGACTGCTTTAATAGCAAATAGATCGAACAAACCAAAAAATAACAACAAGAAGAAAAAGGCTGCGTCAAACTTCTTACAATCGTTGTTTACACCCAGAAAAAATGTTAAGAGATAATAAATGTTCAGTGTGTGTCAAACCCAAATCATGGCGTCTCAAAAGAAGCTCAAGAAATTCGGTAAGAAAATGCGAAAGCAGCGCGAGAGAGATCTCAATAACATGAAGAATAGACTTTCAGAAATTGCGGACAGTGAGAAGAAACGTTCTCAGGAAATTTTTGAAAGTCATCAGGAATTCTTCCAGACAGCGAAGACTGAACAGCCAAAGGTTGAAATAGTCGAGCGCTCTATAGACTTCTACGAGAAGTAAATACAAACCAAAGAGTTAGTACAGAAAAAAAGATAAACGAATAATGCCTTCCATAGTCAAGCATATTACCCGCACACAAAGCACACAACACACTGTATTGTGCGTATCTGACCTCCCTCCTCGTCTTTTTTAACGATCTTTTCATGGATGCTCTAGATTGTTCCAAACCTAGAACAGCCATATTTATATTACGTATCCTAGAAGGCATCTCCATCGACGTAGATAGCATATCCTTCACATCTATCGCCTCGGCCACTTGTTCCTTCAAGAGAGGTTCTAAGTACTCATAATAATTAAATTTATCATCTAACTTTACACATGTACCTTCTATAGTAGAGAAGGCTTTAGCCAAATAAATGAAAGACGTTGGTATTATAAACGGTTTTTCTGTGGCAAGTGACATGAGTATCTCATCGTTCATGATTTCATCACGAAGATTGTTTCCATCGAGGGTTTCGAGGTAATTAAGTGTGGTTTTGAAAAATATCTCGATGTCACCCGTATCACTCGTCGTGGGAACTATCACCTTCAATTTTACGAGTGTGTCGACTATACCTTTGGTGTCACGGTTTATTATGTACGAAAACATCTCTTTAAAACCATCCTTCAATTCATCGGATATATCTATCACGAGACCAAAGTCGTAAAAGACAAGTTTTCCATTCTTTGAAAATCCCAAATTTCCCGGGTGAGGATCTGCGTGAAATATACCCCTATCCATGGTTTGAATCATGTATGAGCTTATGAGAGCCTCACATACCTTTTTACGATTCACCTTCTTACTCGAAATTTCCGTGAGTTTTTCAGATTCAACCATCTCCATCACTATCATATCATCCGTACAATAATCATCGTACACTTTTGGTATCTTGACCCAATCGACCCCTTTAAACGCAGCTCGCATCTTATATGCGTTCTCTCTTTCTTTCGCATAGTCGGTCTCTGAAAGTAGATATTCAATGGATTCGTTTAAAACGTATCCCGACGAAGTGCCGGTATCGATTCCAATTTTTTCCAAAAACGTAACAATATCTATTATATTATCTGTATCATACTTCATAATATTATAGATATCCGGGCGTTTGAGTTTAACGACTACATCTCGGCCATCTGTGAGTCTCGCCCTGTGAACCTGACCTATACTTGCCGATTTAAAAGGTATATGATCAAAGTATGAAAAATCTGGTATTTTCCGTAATATACTATCTACGTATTCCCCGTGTATTGGTGGTACATCGTCTTGTAGCGATTCGAGTTGTTGAGTAAATTCCGGGGGGTATAAATCGGGGCGCGTCGATACGATTTGTCCTAGTTTTACAAAAGTTGGACCCAACTCCACGAGTTGATCCTTGGTCCAAGCACCGAGTTTGGCTTGATCCTTTTGGATGTATTTTCTCCATAGAAATTCCCCCGCGAATTTCCAGGTTTTTATTCGTTGTTTACGTTTGTTATTTGATAATGACGGTAAATTTATATTATGATTACAACGCAACGTCAACATCCTTAGATTATCTGGACATTTTATTCTTTAAACAGTATCTCCCCGGTTCGGATTTCTCAGTTTGACTTTTATGGGTGTGATCTGACTTCTTCGAACGGTTTGTCTTGTCATTGGATCTACGAATAAAATTGAATTGCCGTGACGATTAAGAACCTCGTATACAGCGGAACGAGACAAATTCCTAAATGATTGCAGGGAATAAATGGATTTATTTATTTTTATAGCTCTATTCCCACTCTTTATGTTTTTTAATGTTATGGCGTCTTTTGGTAGATCATTAACGTAATGATTCACGAACTCATGACGATTTAAGTGTCTATTATTGGCAGCTTTATTCGTATTTTTTTTAACCGGTGTAGCCCCTCTGTATCGTGCTGTCTGCTCCATAAAATTGTGTATTGGAAGGTTTGGGTATTTGAGATAAAGTTTTCTCTCTAATCTGTACAATTTTTTACCCGTGGGTTGCATGGCCAAATAGTGAGATCTCGTTGCTGGCTTTGAGTTTACAATCGCTCGAAATCGCCTCAATTCACGGGAAAACTGTCCGGCAAGATAAGTGTGTAATGTTTTGTATCGACGATCTTTTTTATTATACTTATCTAATTTATTCAATGTATTTGAAATAGCATTTATTGTAGCATTAATCTCTCTGAGTTTTAGTTCTATCGACATCCTTAGATTATCTGGACATTTTATTCGTGAAAGACATAGGTACACCTTCCGGTGAATAGTGTCTGGTGACGTACGTCATGTGGTTTGGGTCCCACACGGTTCTTACGATCACCTTTGGTTTACTCTGTTTCAAGGTACGTTCGATCATGTCTTCTTTGCTTCCGATCACCCGCCCCTTGTGACCCGGGACAGCCGTTTTGAGCGCTTGTGCTAGAATTGGATTCATTTATACATGTTTCGTGACAAATCTTTAATTCGGATTAAAATCAAAAAATAAAAAAATATTTTTTTTCACTTTCTTTTAAAAGAAAAAAGTTTCGAAAAAAATAAAAATAATTTTTGTAAAATTTTCTGAGAATATAGTAAATGTGGCAAATATTCATAATCCTCTATATTTCCTACTTGATACTCGGTCCACATTGGGAATCCAAATTGATAGAGAAGAAACCATTATTATGGGTAGACAGTGTAAGGGAACTTCTCCGAAGATCCATATTCATATCATACGTCTCACTCCTGTATACCGCGTGGTTCTTTTATAGCCCCTCGTATGAGACGGCCATCAATGCCATCATACTTTCAGTAGGTGCCATGTATGGATATTATATTAAATATGGACCAGAAAAACCATTTCCAATGCACGTGATACTCAGCGTGTTTCTCCTATTCGCGACGATGCCTCATTTAGACTTTCAAACCGTGTTGACCGTGTGTCTCATGTTATTCTATCACCTCACACAAAACGTGTTGTATTTACCAGCCTAAAATTTTTAGTGTGTTATTATAAATGCGGGTACACATAGTGGGTGCCGGTCCGACCGGTATGTCCGTCGCATGGGAATTACTCAGGTCGACCGACCATGAGGTCATCGTATACGATCGCAAACCGTCGGTGGGTGGAGCGTGGTGGGAACCATCCATAACTCAAAGAGATATACACGCACACAAACTCGCGTTCGATAATGCGTTCGTAAACACAGACAGTTTATTCAAAGAAATGGGAATCAAATGGGATGATATATTTGAACAAAAAGACATCATGGACATGTATCGCGTGTTATTCAAAAATTTACACATTGAGGACTACATCACGCTCGCATCCCTCGCTTCGAGGGTGTTAGCTCGACAACACAAGTACAAATCCATATCCCTCAAAGACGCACTCGGTGGTCTTTCCGAATCTGGACAAAACCTCATCCAGACGCTCACATACGTGATGGACGGAGTGGGATGGGAAACCATGTCCGCATACGAATTCGTGAATAGCTTCGACCACGTCGGATTATCGAAACAGTACACACAAAAGGTTTCCGGTAAGGTCATGAACGACGCGATGCAACACGCGCTCATCGAAAAGGGTGCCACATTCATGTTCAATACACATTTGTCCAGTGTGGAATACAGTGACGATGGATACATCGCAACGTTTGCCGACGGTGTAAAAATAGACGACGGTCTTCTCGTGTTATGCGTGGACAACAGCAAAGCACTCGAACTCATCGGTGATAATTGGGGTGAAGATGCTCCTAAAAAGATTGGACCGAGTACATACGGGTGTATAAACCTATTGATTGACTATGACGAACCAGTGAAGATGCAATCCGACTTACACATAGGAATGAATACAGAACTCAGACTACAGCCGGTAGTACTTTCAAACGGTACCACAGTCTCGTGTGTCATATGTGATCTCACGGACGATGTGTTAGCCATGGACCCGGACACACTCAAAGCTGCGGTCATCGAACAACTCAATCTTCCCGAACCACTGAGAGTTCGAATAGGATGGGGTACGGAGTGGAAAGAGGGAAAATGGGTGTTCGAACAATCATCGGGTGTTTTGAGTCTTCATGGACAAGTACCATTCTTCGGTAAAAGTAACAAGGTAGCCATGTGTGGCATGATGTCCCCTAGAAACACACCGTATTCGAGCATAGAAGCCGCCATAGAAGTTGGACGTGCATTTTGTCATCAAGAATTTGGTACGCGCAAACCTCACCAACCCATTCGAATCACACTCGTGTTATTCGTGCTTATAGCTTTGATTCTAATAATTATATATACTAGAAAATCATGATTCCAATAGATGGTCACGTGTACGAACCCATGTATGAATATAACGACAAACGATACATACGCATAACCGTCAACGACAGGACCCGTGATTACATACACGGACTTCAGGAATCAAAATCAAGATTTATCATGAATAGACAAAACATGGATGACCCACTCCAAGGAAATGTTTTGACCATAAAAGTACCATACAGATACAGACGTGTGATGTGTACCGTCGAAGGTGACACACCCGTACAATCTCTAGCTAAGGGTGACTCAGTCAAAATAATAGCAAATTTTAGTGGCGCTTGGAATGTCGCCAATCACAGTGGATACGCATGGGTAATTAAGCAGATTCAGACTCCTTCTCTTCCTCCTTCTTCTCTGGAATCTCAATTTCCTTGAGACCATTTTCTTGGAAACCCAAGAAAACACGGAGACTTCCTTGGAGCCTGTGAAGCTCTTGATACGTAGCTTCGATGGCTTCTTGGATCTTCTTGATGTTCTCTTCAACGTTCACAGATGGCATGGTTATTGTACTCTATTAAAGTTTGCAATCTTTAATACAGTAGAATGCTCACGAGAAGTGGATACATAGTGAACAATCCACCTCCCGAATTAAAAAAAGAGCTGACGGTAAGAGCCATAGTCAATGACGACTTTGGTTTTCCTCCACCACCTTTTAAGGTATTCAGACCAACTAAGAATGGAATCTGCGTTCCAAGATACTACGGAGTTAGTAAACTGGGAGAGCCAACGGAGGATAAGAGACCTGAACCCACTCGAACTCGTGTCAAATTTCACGGAACCTTGCGAGACGCCACCCATCAGAACGCCGCACTTGCTGCGGCTATTGACGCAGGTCACGGGGTCCTCAGCTTACCGTGCGGCTTCGGGAAAACCACCGTTTCATTGGCGATAGCGTGTAAACTGGGATACAGAACCATGATCATCGTACACAAGGAATTCCTCGCAAATCAGTGGGAAGAGCGAATCAAACAGTTTTGTCCAGGTGCGACAATCGGACGAGTTCAACAAAACAAAAAGGATGTTGAGTGTGATTTCGTCATCGCCATGTTACAATCACTTTCTCTCAAAGAGTACACATTCGGTGATTTTGATAGCATAGGAACACTGATCGTAGACGAAGCCCATCATATATGCGCAAAGGTGTTTAGTCAATCCCTGTTTAAGATGTGTCCAAAACACATATTTGGCCTGTCTGCGACTCCAAATAGAAAAGACGGGCTTACGAAGGTCCTTCACTGGTTCATGGGACCAACGTTTTTTGCCGTAGAACGAGAAAACCAACAAGACGTGGAGGTATTTCCCATCGAGTTTGAGTGTCAGAGATTCAGGGATCCACCACCATGTACGAGATTCGGTAAACTATCCCTGTCCACAATGATTACGGAACTCACGGAGAATAGGGAACGAAACTCTATGCTCGTGGGACTGATTAGTCGTATCGCGAAATCCACGAGACAAATACTCGTGTTAAGTGATAGACGCCAACACTGTATGATGCTTCATCAGTGTTTCCCAAAAAGGTCGGGTCTCTACATGGGTGGTATGAAAGAAGCCGATCTCGCAGAATCGAGTACAAAAAAGATAATTTTTGCCACTTTTAGCCAAGCGCATGAGGGTTTGGATATACCTTCTCTGGATACGGTCATTCTCGCGACACCTAAATCAGATATCGTCCAATCAATAGGTCGCATCATGAGGGAAACAAAGGGTAAGAAGAATAACCCCAACATATACGACATATTTGACCAATGGTCTGTGTGTCATGCCATGTACAACAAACGACTCCGTGTATACAAACAGGGTGGTTTCAAAATGCCGAAAATGAAAGAAGAAGAACCAGACGTTTTTTCGCTTGGAAAATGCATGATAAATTTGTAGTGTAATATCAGAATGTCACGCGATAAGAGGAGATATCATGAACGTCTAATTGATTTACAATATCGTAAGTTGACGTTAGATGACGTGACACAAGCCGGTAACCTAACAACAAGAGGCGCATATTTTGATGGAGACTTGGAAGCGACTGGATACGTGAAGGGCGACGCAATACACCTTACCAATTTACCATCCGTGACAGCTGTGACTGGTTTAACGCTCGACGATGTTGTAACAAATGGTAACGTGTGTACAGTGAGTGGAGCATATTTTAACGGAGACTTGGAAGCGTCTGGGTTCATAAAAGGCAACGGGTCTCTACTCACAAATCTAGGATACATGACATCAACGGGTCTCGATGATGCGACTGCACAGGGTAGTTCAACAAATCGTAAAATTAGTTTTACAAACGCCGTGACTTCGCTCGAAACGTCTGGAAATGTACTCGTATCCGGAAATGTCACGTGTTCCCAGCCACTCAAAGGAAATGGTGAATTTTTAACGGGTGTGGCCAATAGTTACAATTTATCCCTAGTAAATACATCCGTAACGTCCGTCGAAGGTAAGAAAATAATAACAAATACGTCGAGTCTAACAAATGTAACTCAAGGTGATATACTCATATCGACGGCAAACGGTACACTCGGTAAATTACCCATAGGCACAAATGGAAAGGTATTATATTCAAATCCCACGTCCTTACAGCCCGAATGGAAAACATTCACGGACATATTTAACGTATCTAGTAGAACCTCAACACTCGAATCTAAAGCTATATTTGCGGATACACCCAATTTATCGTCTCTCACCACGGGTGATATATTATATGGATACGCGAATAACGATATAAGAAGATTATCAAGAGTAACGACCGCACCTAATACACACCTAACTTCCGGTGATTATGGTACCGGATACGGAAGATTACTACGTATGGACGAAATGGGTGAAAATGTAATGTGGTTACATCCTAGTAATTACAATTTAGCTTCATCTAATTATACTCCTATATTTACAAGTGGTACTTCACCTATAAATTATATTACGGTAACACTTAAGACTGATCCATTAACAAAATGTCCGCGGGGATCTGTTCCACTTCGAATCCCCATAAGAAATGCTGCACCGGCAAATGATCTTTTATTTACCTTTCGTTTTGATCAAACCGCGTTTTATTCAGAGACTGGTAGAGAATATACATATTCAGCACCGACGACTAAACACCCGAACAATATAAAATGGAAATTATATACATATGGTTCGGTGCACGTGGGAGGTCGTTTCAATGGAGATGGAAGTAAGATAATGTTTCCTCAAGGGAACCCCGCAATTACACCTATTTTCCAGGTGACTGCATCGGGTAGCCCTCAAATAGGAAAATCGGGACAAATACTCACATTTAGCGATAGAAGACGCAAAACCAAGATAAGATCCATGTCAAACGCACTCGATAAATTATCTAGAATGATACCCCAACTCTATGATAAGGAAGGAAAACGTGAATCTGGATTCATAGCACAAGAATTGTATTATGATGTACCTGAAATGCGTCACGTCGTATGGCCAGACCGAGATGCATCCCCGAACGATGATGCACCCGAACCCGATTATTCAGATTGGGGTACACGCATGGCGTGTATACGTTACTTTGAAATAGTACCGTATATTGTAAAATCCATACAGGAACTCAGGGTGCGCATAGAAAAATTAAAAAATAATAAACAGTAATTTTAGAATGTCGTGTTCATCGAAGGGTCGTTCGTATAGGAAATTATATGATACTAT